CCACGTGTTTGGGACAGCATGACTATGGCAGGTACCCCATGTCCGTACATGGGTTCTATTGGTCAAGATGCAGAAACAGGTTGGAAAGAGAATATGGATATGATTCCTGAAGGCAGTGTGATCTATGCCAAATGGAATGATGAGATAAATCAAATAAAAATAAAAGAAGGAGTCGAAAGCGATGGAGCAAAACTGGCGAAATTTATTATTGCTGCTATGGTTATGCACTCTGGTATCGTTACCTTCTTCCCTTAGAGCTGAGTGTCCAGTTACTGCTTCTGGAGTTTGTACACCTGGAGTAGAAGAAACAATCGTAATAACAGAAACAGAATCAATAGAGTATGAAGCTGATGGTCATACGGTAACCACAACAACAACCACAGATACCACTACAGTTACAGTAACAAATGAAGACTCTGGAAACATTCTTGATGGTAGTGAAGGTTACGTTATTCCTAGATACGAAGGCGATATGGATACAGACTGGGGTGGGCAAGGCCCTGCTAATATGCCATCAGGTAATAATTGTTATCAATTAGGAACAGATAAATGTGCGCAGATTACTGGATCAGGTAATTCAACATCTACAATGGGTGTATCTGGCATGGGAACTACTTTCATACAAACAGTAGACATATCTGAATTAGATATCGAAAATGGGGGTAGAACTAACTATTCTATAAAAGTAGATAAGAGAGACGCACAAGACCGTATTTACATGCACATCACAGGAAAAAACGGCAATACGAGTGTGTTTAATGGAACAGATATATTGTCAGAATCAGGTGTAACAAGTGGTTATCAGGAGTACACAGGCGGTTTTGATTTTAGTGGTACAATTACAACACTTGTAATTGAAGTAGGTGGACGTGATATCAACCTTGCAATCGGACCGCTATTTGATGATGTTACCATAAATGTCTTATACAACGTAGTGTCCACAATAGTGACACAATCAATTACATCAGTTGAGATGTGGGTAGCTTACGGAGGCAGCACAGAGACAGAAGTTATAGATATTGTAGAAAATATATTTGATCACAATGATATTGTGGTGCCAGAGTCACCTGGTGAAGATATGTTTTTCGAACCAGAGTTTGATGAACCAGACATGGAGGTATCCTACGAAACTGTAGAAATGGAAATGGAGATGCCTAGTTTTGATATGGAGTTTGAGATGGAACTACCAGAAATGGACATTGAAATGCCTG